CCTTTGACGAATCCAACGTATTCAAGGCACTACATACAATCAGAACAATCGAAAACGGTAAGTCCGCACAGTTCCCAGTAACGGGTATTGCTTCAGCTAACTACCACACTCCAGGCGAGAACATTGCTGACGGTGGAAATAGTTACCTCAGTGACATCGCTAAGACAGAAAAGATCATCACCATCGATAAGATGCTTGTTGCTTCTACCTTCTTGGCTAACATCGACGACGTTAAGAACCACTACGACATTCGTTCAGTTTACGCTAACGAGTTAGGTAAGGCTCTTGCTAAACGTTTCGACACTGCTTTAGCTAAAGTATTCTGTGCTGCTGCTCGTGATTCCGCTAACTTGAGTCAAGTCGGAACTTCAGGTGGACAGCTTGACGTTGCTAATAACGACTTCTCTGCTCCTGATACTCCAGGTACGGTTGCTGCTACTACAGGTGCTGACCTAGTTGCTGCTTTCTTTACTGCTGCTCAGAAGCTTGATGAGAATGACGTTCCTAGCGATGGTCGTTTCTGCGTTCTTCGTCCACAAGAGTACTACAAGTTAGTAACAGGTGCAGACAGCTCCAATAGCTTCAGCCTTGTTTCTGCTGTTAACTCTGACATCGGTGGTCAAGGAAGTCTTGCTTCAGGATCGATACCTCAGATTGCTGGCATCAGCATCTACAAATCCAACCACATTCCATCAACTGATTTATCAGCTGTTTCTACTGGAGACGGTTCATCAGCTAATGATGTGTTTGGTTCAGGTGGAGTAGGATACAACGGAGACTTCCGTAACAGCTTGGGAATCATCTCCCACTCTGCTGCTGTAGGAACTGTTAAACTACTTGATCTTGCTACTGAATCTGAATATCAGATTGAACGCCAAGGTACGCTATTCGTCGCTAAGTATGCTATGGGTCACGGAGTTCTCCGTCCTGAGTGTGCTATCGAATTAGTAGCTTAGTACTTTCTCTCGGTGTTGGGAGGTCTGTGATTCGTTCCGCTCCCTTCTCCGAGATTCCTTTTTACATACATTAACTATGGCTCTTACGACTAAACTGAATGCAGTAAACACGATGATCAGTGTCATCGGAGAAGCACCCGTCAACTCTCTAGGAGGATCAGCAGTCCCTGTCACTGTTGTTCAAGCTGAGAATACATTAGACGAGACAAGTAGAGCCGTACAATCAGAGGGTTGGCATTTCAACACAGAACACGAGTACGTCCTTACCCCTAACACTTTCGACAGTAAGATCATTCTACCTAACAACACGTTAAGAATCGATCTTGATCCACAACTTTACACAGACTCTGATCCTGTACAACGCGGTAATAAATTATACGACCGCAAGAAACACACGGATGTATGGTCTAAGGAGGTTAAAGCCTCCATAACTTTTGATTTACCTTTTGAAGAACTACCTGAACAATTCAGGCATTACATAGCAGTTAAAGCTGCTCGTATATTTGCTGCTCGTTTCTTAGGTAGTAGAGAGATAGAAGGCTTTGCTACAAGAGATGAGATAGAAGCTAAAGCTAGAGCAATAGACAGCGACTCCGAGAACGCAGACAGAACGATCTTTGATGATTACAGCGTGTTACGAGTGCTAGATAGATAATGCCTCTGTTAGTCAACAGTGTACCTAACTTAGCTCAGGGCGTATCACAACAACCAGACAATCTTAGGTATCCTGGACAATGTGACGAGCAAGTAAATGCTTGGGCTACTGTTGTTGAAGGCTTAGTAAAGAGGCCACACACAAGTTACATTAAGAATGTAGACAGTAGTCAGCCTTCTAATCTATTCACACACTTTGTTAAACGGGACGAGAAGAACAAGTATGTTATCAATGTATCGTTAGGTGGTAGCGTCAGTGCTTACAATTTATCATTAGGTACTTCTATTCCTGTTGTTACTACTTCTATTGCTCAGTCTTACCTAAGCGGTATAACAAACCCTGCTAAAGACATAAGAGCTTTAACGGTAGCTGACTATACATTTCTTGTTAATAAGAGTAAGCAGGTAGCTGTTAATACTAACGAAGATACATTAAGTGATGACATACGAAACAGTAAAGGTAAGTACGATGCGTTAGTATTTGTTAAGCTTGGTGACTACGAGAAGAAGTATGATATATATTTAGATGGCAAGTTAGTTCCTTTTGACACTTCATTACAACACTATCATCAAGTCGCTGGGCATACATACGAAAGTGGACCTGCTGACCAAGGAGAAAAAGGAGCACACGCAGACACAGAAGTCATCGCAGAAGATTTAGAGACAACTTTAGATGCTTATGTAGGTGGTGGAAGCGACGGAAAAGTAAACAGCGTAACATTGTCAGGCGGTAGCGGGTTTGAGGATAGCGGTGAACTTTCACCATCAGCAGGCATTTTTAGGCACCCGGTGGGTAAGCGTTCATACGAGTTCTTTATTGAACAGTTCAATACAGCAGTGCCCCCCACAAAGATAGGGTATGGAGCAAAAGGTACTGCGGTATTTAAGAATGGCGCTATTCAATCTTACACACTTACACAAGGCGGTACAGGGTACGACGGAGGTTTACCTGATAACACTTATAAACTTACAATCAGGAAGCACGACGAGAAGTATGTATATAAGACCAAATTAGGATCGAAAGGACCGAGTGGTGTAGATCATGCAGGGTCTAGTTCAGATAAGACTGATATAGTATCAACTACACCAGGGTATGTTCTACCTAGTTTCACAGTCAGTGCTACACCAGCGGGTGGTACTAATTATACAGTAGAGCGTGGTGGTGCTGTTATTAAGATTACGGGAGAAACAGACTTTAGTATACGCACAGAAGACGGACTTGCTAATCAGGGATTAGGAGTTGCCTATAAAGAAGTAGCTAGTATTACAGATTTACCACAGCGTTGTTTTAATGACTTCCGTATAAAAGTGCGTGGTGATGCTGATATAGCACAAGATGATTACTACGTACAATTTCAAACAAAAGATAAAGAAGATTACGGAGAAGGTAGTTGGGTAGAAATAGTAGGTTGGGAAGGCGATGTTAGATCAGCAGGAGAAATAAAAGGTATAGCGACTGCATTGAATTATAGCACTATGCCTGTTACTGTTGTTCCTAAGTTCAACGCTGACGGTAGTGTTGCCCGCTTTATAGCTCAGACTCCTAACGAGATGGCTAACATGGTAGAGCACAACAGTGTAGTTTATAATCTTTTAGAAGGGCACACATCAAGCAGCGATAACGAACCAGGTACAGGTGCTGATTGGGAAAAGTATTGGGTAGTAAACACAAGATATACAACGGTACTGAGAGAGTGGGTAACTGATGAAAAGTACTTTGAGAGATCAGTCAGTTATGATTCCAGAGGGGCAGGTGACGACTTCACCAATCCATTCCCTTCCTTTGTAGGACAGACGATCAACGACATCTTCTTCTTTAAGAACCGTTTAGGAATACTTACTAATAACGCTGTTATCTTCAGTGAAGCAGATGCTTACTTTAATTTCTTCCGTACTACTACTCAACAGTTGTTAGACAGTGCACCTATAGATGTAGGACTCAGTCACACGAAAGTAGCAATACTACAACACGCTATACCGTTCCAAGAGAAGCTGATGTTATTCAGTAAGCAGTCACAGTTTGTGTTACGAGGAGCTGACATACTCAGTCCTAAGACGGTAGCTATATCTCCTGTTACTGAGTACGATATATCAGACAGTATCAATCCTTTAGCAGTAAATAATTATATATACTTTACTTTTCAACGGAATGATTATGAAGGTGTATACGAATATTTTGTAGATAATAACACAGAGACATTCAATGCGGAAGAGATCACTCAACAAGTACCTAAGTACATCAATAAGAAAGCTACCCGTATAATAGGAAGCCCTACTGAGAATACATTAGTTATCACAACAGATGACGATCTAAAGACGTTGTATGTATATAAATACTTTTGGAGTAATAAGGAGAAGATACAATCCGCTTGGATGAAGTTTACTTTTGCTCGTGATATTATAGGGTGTGATTTTATAGACAGTAAGTTGTTTATGCTTACTTCTGATACGGAAGGCTTACACTTAGAATCATTAACTTTAGAGGACGGACTGACAGACGAAGGCTTGGATTATACTTTGTATTTAGATAGTAAGGTGGATGGAGGATTGTTTGACGGTGTTACTTATCCTGAACCTAGTTACAATATTACCACTAAAAAGACTACTATTAGTAACATCCCTTACGACACAACAGGTATACAACTATATACAAAGATTGGTGTGGAGCGTCCTGTCAGCATAGCTAGTTCTAGCTCTATCAGTATAGCAGGTACATTAGCTAGTTACGCAGATGACGGTAGTGGTTCTTATGTCGCTTATGATGGTAAACTCTACTACTGCGTTAAAGCTCACACTTCAACATCTAACTTTGTAAACATCAACTGGAGAGAAGTAACAACGGTTCCTAGTGGTACTCCTGATTGGGCTGCCGCTACTGCTTACAGTCAAGGTGTTATCTATAAATGCTTAGAGACTCATACTGCTACTGATGATGACAGCCCTGCTACAAGTGCTAAATGGGCAGTATCTACTGAGGTTTCTGCGGCTTCTATATGGAGTAGCGGTAACTTCTACAACAACGACAAGTACTTCTTTTTAGGCAAGCCGTACAATATGTTGTACAGGTTCTCCAATCAATCACTTAAACAACCTACGGAACGAGGAGGACGGTCTGCATCTGATTACACCTTCCAAACGATAAGGAGCGGTAGCCTTGACTACGCAGACACAGGACACTTTACCGTAGAGGTAACTCCTTTATACAGGGACACTTACAAATATGTGTTTAATCCTGATATAGTAGGAGCTAACTTATCGTTGAATGAATTTAAACCACAAGACGGACACTTTAGATTTGCTGTTCAAGCACAACCAAATGAAGTAAAGATTGAAGTGAAAAGTGATTCAGCCTTGCCAGTTAAGCTGTTAGCTGCAGAATTTGAATCGATGTTTATACCAAGGAGTAAAAGATATGGAGCTTAGAATAGAAGAAGCACAACCTGATCTTGATGCCTTTGAGTTGTATGACGACATGAGGGAAGAGGATATGATGGAGTGTATCGGTCTCATGCACCACCCGAAGGACGCTGTTAATATATCATTTGAAACAAGCAGTAAGTGCTATTCATTAAGAGGTGACGACGGTTTATACTGTAGCTTTGGTGTTAGTCCTAACGATAACATCGGAGTTGTATGGCTGTTAGGCACACGTCGTTTAGCAGGTGCTAAGAAGTATTTCGTACAGAACTCACAGAAGTGGGTGGATGAGATGATGATCGGGTTTGATTTTCTAACGAATGTTGTAATGAAGACTAATACGTTGAGCATGAGGTGGTTGAAGTGGCTAGGTGCTGAGTTTAACGATTGCCACTACGACGGGTATATGTCATTTATATTAGAGAGGAAGTAATAGATATGTGTTATCCAGTGTTATTAGCGAGTCTTGCAGTTGCATCAGGTGGTGCTCAGTACGTCGGACAGCGTAAGCAAGCTAAACAACAAGCAGCATATCAAGCACAAGCAGCAGCAGCTGAACGTCAACGTTTCCTGCAAGAACAAACTTCTATTCGTATGCGTCAAGCACAGGAGCAGGAAGCTGTGGGTCGTGAACTCGAACAAGTCAGTCAGAAGTCACAAGCAGCACTTGCTAGAGCTAGAGTATCTGCTGGAGAAGCAGGAGTAGCAGGAGCATCTGTTCAAGCTTTAATGGATGACTACACACGACAAGAAGCAGGGTATCGTGCAGCACTTTTAAGACAACAAGAGTTAGGACAGGTAGCAACAGGCATGGGATTAGAACAAGCAGGGTTCGCTACGCAACAACGTCAGATCGGTATTAACAGACCTATTAGTAGACCAAGCTTCTTAACATCTGCGTTACAAACTGCTACAAGTGCAATGGGTGCTTATGGTCTAGGTTTAGATATACAGAGTAGGATACCTACATTTAATCAGATGAAACCAGGCTCTCTTGGTAGTCAGTACGGTGGAGATATAAATGCTATGGCTGCTGATTCCATGACGAAACTACCAAAATCATAATATGGCTAAAGAAAGAGTACAAGTACAAGGATTAGGCGGGGCAGTCCCTGGCATATCACCTACCATTCAACGGGGAGGACAGTACTCTGTACAAGTTCAACAAGCAGGTCGTAACAAGTTGATGGACTTAGCGGATGCGTTAGGACAAGTTAATCCGATGTTACAGCAGTACGGTCAGGTGCAGAAGATTCAGTTTGAAAAGGGTGCAGAGCGGGGAGAAATGGAAGCTGCTACTGCTGACCTAGATCAAGCTATTGAAGGATTAGACGCTACTGGTGAGAAGTTAGTGGAGCAAGGGTTGATGCCTCGTTCTCAGTTAGTTGGTTATCAAAGATCGTACAAAAGACGAATAGGTCAGAGACAGGCCAAGACCTTATATGTTAAATCTTTAAACGAAAGGATTCAGGAGGTAACGCAAGATTTAGAGAGCGACACTGATATAGTAAGTACTATTATAGCAGAAGAACGTGATAAAGCGTTACAACAACTAGGACAGTCTCCGTTAGCTATGCAGGGTTTTGCTGACTTCTCGGATAGTGTAGAAAACAGTTTCTATAACAACGCTACTAAAAAGCGTGACCGAGCAGTGCAAGACTACAACGAGGGAATGATTGTTGAAGAGTTTAATCAGGACTTCGGTGAGATGTTAACAGCTGCTGAAAGTACTCCTGAAGACGTAGCTCAACTACAGCTTGCAATGAAAAGTCGTATGGACGCTATTGCAGAAGAAGGTAAGATACCAAGGTCACGTGTTGTTGAGTTGTTTTGGAATGGATTCGCTGTCCCTAATGTTAACAATCTTTTAGTAGGAGATAGCCCACAGCCTGATAAAGCGGAGAAGATGTTAGACTCTATGTTGGATATTGATCTGACAGGTAAGGGAGGTAAACTAGGTAACATCAATAGAGAGGGAGCACAGATACGTTCTAAAGCTGTATCGTTGCGTAATAGTATTGAGACAGCTAGAAGTAAGATAGAAGACGACCAAGAGGAAAACTACAGAGATATAACGAACTTAGCAGGACCCGCTATAAAGTCTGTAATAGGAGGACTGACAGGGAATACTGAGTTGGATAACATTAGAGTTGCTACAGTCCAACGACTACTAGACGACACGGGTGCTAGTTTTGATGAAGGCACTGCGGAATCTTTAATACGAACACAAGACGCTGCTAAGTTACTAGACTTAATGTCTTTTTATAACAACAACGATACTAAACGTAAAGCATACGGCAGGGCGACTCTACCATTAGAAGAGTTAGCAATTAAGATTAAAACAAGATCAACAGCTGTCTTATCTAGGTCTGATACTGAAACTATAAAAAAGAATATTGATGAGTACGTAGCTGAAGGTGGTGATGATATTTCAGATTTTTTAGATTCAGGTGCGGGTGTCAGTGATGTACCTATAATAGCAAAAGAAGTTGTTGCTTACGGGAGGCAGAAAGAAGTAGAACTAGAAGCTAATTTATGGTTTGAAAAATCAGAGATATACCCAGCTAGAGAGCAAGAGTTTGAATCATCATTTGAGCAGGTTATCGAGGAGCTATATCCATCTAAGACTGCTGGGGATATATCAAACATTATCGAAAGAGAAGCAGCACCTTTTAAGGAAAAGTACAACCAATTAATTAAGGATGCTCAAAAACGATTAAAGAATACGGACGGTAGGGATACAAAGATACTAGAGGAATTTGAAACCATTAAAAAACAAGTCATAGGAAACTGGCAAAGTATTAAGAAAGCTGAAAAGAACTACCAAGAAGGAATCCGTAAGGGAGTTAAAGAAGCTGGAGAAGCACCGCTTGATTTAGATAGAGATATAGGAACAGCTGAAGACGCTCAAGGTTTATTAGAAAAGAAGATAGGTAGTTGGTATGGTTACTTTAGAGACAAAACATCAGGTGTGTTTGATTTTGGAGCACCTGATGTTACTGAAGAGGCAAGAGTACAAGCAACCGTCTATGATGTTGATTTAGATGAGTTAGGAACTAGTGACCTACAAAGCAGAGTTAAAGCTTGGAGTAAGGCTGATTTAGTAAGAAACACTATTGAGAATGCCGACGCAGATGCTGATTTAACAGCGTTAGAAAATGCTGAACTTCTTATTCGCAGGAAATGGGGATTTAGGAACCCGCAGGAAGCTGTAGAGTTAGCAGCAGCTCGTAAAGAATCTGTGTTGGATTTAGATTACAGAGAGACTTTATACTTTGCTGGACAAACTACAGCTGAAGCGGAATGGCAAAAGATAAAAGTAGAGTTTGATGAGTACACTAATACACCTAAAGCAGAGCGTGATTTAAATAACTTTCCTACGTTTAAAAGTTGGAACCAAGCTTTTGGGGTGCTAACTAAAGAAGATATTATTAATGTATGGCAAGCACAGGTTGAAGTGTTTAATAACATAAAATAAAATATGAAGGTAGACGAAGAAGGTTGGCCTGATTTAAAAATAGGAGTAAAGAAAGAGGAGGCAGATGAAACAGGTAAACCTCTCGTAACAGCCACACCTCCTCCTACGCCTGAGATTACCGAGACAACTGAATGGCCTGAAGTAAAAATAGCGGAAGATGCTGATAAGCCTATTGCTATTGAAGAAGATGAAGAAACTGTAGGCAGTAAAGAAGACGAACCGTTCTGGCATCCATTTGTAAGGCAAGCTGTAGGTCTAGGTATAAACTCTTACTCTAGAATTAGGCCAGCAGACAGAATATTAAAACGAACAACTGTCAAAACTGCGGAAGATTTATACAACACCGTCAACGAAGTAATACCGTTAGGCACTGAAGTACACTGGGAACAATCTTACTTAGGTAAACCTGAGAGTGTAGTGGAGGATGTATCTTCTAATATACTATCTTGGTTAACATCTTTTGCAGTACCGGGTGGGCTAGTGGCGAAAGGAGCGAAAGTCGTAACAACAATACCCAAGGTCGCAAAGACAGGTAAGGCTGTAGAAAAGTTTATTGAAGGAGGAGAGTTAGGGCGTAAAGCTTTAAAGGGAACCAAAATAGCAGCAGAAGGTTTTCTTAAAGGAGCTGTTGCAGATTACATACGAACGGATGTTGATGATTTAGAAGCAGAAGAAGCAATCTCTAAAAGGTTCTATGAAACATACGAAGGTGGGGTTTACGGTTCACTTTTAAATTTAACAACAGCAGGTGTAGGTCGTATTGTTAAAATAAACATGGATAAAATCCGTGCTC